CTTATAAAGTATATGTTCCATAGAATTCTCCTTTTATATACATAGTGAGTTCTATGGTGAAAACAACAAAAAGGGGAAAGATTTTTCTTTCCCCCCTTGTTATCCATTACTCGTTGTTAGTATACAGATTATACTAAGTTCAAGCTGTCGACGACGATCTTGCCAAAGAATTCGGGCCTGACCACCTTCTTAGCGTAACGAGTCATAACACCACGACGAGGCGTGAAGTTATCTGGATCATAGACTAGCGGAGTCATGATCAATGGAATATACGGAGCATAGACTGCACCGGTTTCTAGGAAGTTACTACCACGGAAGCCCATAACAATGATGTTTTCAGTCATGTAAGGGTTCTTGTAGATGGTCCAACGGTTTTGGAATGAACCAATCTTGGTAATACCTGCTGAGAATTCCATCTTGTCACCATCGGTATTTGCGAAGAATCCCGGAATGGTTTCAATGATGGTTGCAACGGTTGGTGAGCAAACTGCAAAGTTTGCACCGCCACGCATTGTTAGCTGATGGATACGGTTAGATACCCATTGCATCTTCTGACCTAGAGTTTGGTACCAAGTCATGTTTGTCCATGCAGTACCGGTGAACGATGATGCTGCAAATGCACCAGTTGTGGTGTTATATACATCACCAATCTTTGCAGACCAGTATGCAGTTGTTTGTGCATTAACATTCAACATGTCAAGAATTTCAAGGTCGATTTCAACTGAAATGTAATCACTCAACATTGCAGTCAATTCGGCTTCTGCATCAACGCTGTGGTAAGCGTTCAAGTCTTGAGCTAGTTCTGGTGACCAAACGGCCTTCAACTTACGAGTCTTAGCGACGATCGGTTCAGAACGAAGTTCTAGATTCAATTCTGGAATGTTAAGATTTGCACCAGTTGTATCTTCGTAATCACCACGAGTTGAATCGGTTGGTTGACCAACGTATGCAACAGAGGTAATTGTTCCACCCTGCGGAGCAACGAAACGAACATGCGTTCCAGCTGCATTTAGCTTGGTGTGAACTTGAAGAGTGGTGGTACCAAAATTGACACCAGAGCCACTTGGTAGGAACACGCGAACTGCGCTAGCATCGGCTGATGGAGTTGTGAAGCTCGAAAGCGGAACTTCATAAACAGCCAATGATGCAGTTGCAATACCAGTGAAATCAACGTCTGCAGCACTTGCGGTTGCAGAAGCGGATTCCTGAACTGATAGACCAGTTTGATTCTGATCATTAATGGTGTAGCCGAAACGGCCAGCGCCATAGAAACCACCCGTAGGAATGGTTCCTGAACCACTGGTAGTACCATAAACTGATCCACCAGCAGTTTGTCCATTCAAAGTATTGTTATACTTGAAATCCATGTAGAATACCAAACCAGCTGGTAAGTTCATGGGTTGCACTGAGACGAAATTCTTCGAAGCAATCTGTCCGAAGACCTTACGAACGAGCGGTAGTGCGACACCCGCCCAGTTTTCACCTGTCGATCCGTAAGAGTTAGTATAAGAACTTTCATTAAGAAGTTGGTTGGCCTGATTTTCAAGAAGAACTGCCATTCCTTGCTTATCATTACCCTTCAACCCCTCAAGAAGTCCTGAGGTCGACCATTTATCAGAAAGCTTACGAGTTTCCTCAGTCAACCGCTTATGAGCGGATGCGGCTTCATTGATAAATTGGGAAACATCTACACGTTCCATAATTCAATTATCTCCATAAAAGTTAGTTATCTTCTTTCAAGAGCCCAGCTAGTTGTTGCAAGCGATGGGCTGCTTGGTTTACTTCAGTAATCACTTTAGTTGGTGCAGTTGACGTTGCGGTTGGCTTGCTAGCTGAACCTTCGGTTACTGTCACCTTTTTGCGCGATATCACCTTCTTTGAAGTATTGGAGATACTTTCGGCTAATGCCGTGTATACCAACTTAACTTCACGTACGGTGGTCGTGCGATCAATATTTTCAACAACACGAACCTTTTGTTCATTTGTCAAATTAGGAATACGGAATAATTTGTTTGTAAACAAAAGTTTAGCATTGAGAAGATTGACCTCATTGAGCTTACTACGTAGGAATTTAACTCCCCGACGAAGTTCAGTATTCTCAGTTTGTAGACTTGCAATTTCTGAAGCCATTTGTTCATAATTGGAGACTTCAAGTTCATCAAGTATTTCTTTTAGGTCATATTCTTCTTCGGAACCTTCTTTCATAAAGTTCTGACCGCTATGAGATGTCTCAGTGTCGGCTGAACTTACTTTCTTCATATCTGGAGCTGGAGCAGCATTTTCTTCACCTTCATATTTGGTTTCTGCTGAACCTTTTTTCTCCAAATCACTACCGGTAAATTCCTTACCCATGTTATCTGGTGCGGAAGTACCAATACCACTGGATGTAAATCCTTCGGGTTGCTTATTATCACCACCCGAACCGAGGCCAGACGAAGTATTAGGAACACCTTCAACTACGGTTTCTTCCTTTTCAACACCAAATTCAGGCGGAAGTTCCTTAGTTTCCTCTCCACCTTCTTCTTCACCTTCTTCGCCTTCTTCCTCTTCCTCATCACCCTTTGCAGCTTGTGCGTTCTTCAACGCTTCAATGTCGGCCTCTAATTCCTTAATGATGGACTCAAGATCAAGATCAAACTCATCATATTCTTCATCGTCGCCACCTTCTAAGTCACCCATTTCGCCATCCATTTCAGCGTCCATTTCATCACTCTCAGTTTGTGCTGGTCCCGGACCTTGTGTTTCTAAATCACTACCAGTGAATTCTTTGCCAATGTTATCTGGTCCAGATGAACCAATTCCACTTGTTTCAAATTCACTAGATGGTTTGTTATCCGAAGTACCAATACCAGATGAATCTAATTCACCTTGCACATGAACTTTGCCAGTTGGAACATCAACGGCATCGGTGTCTACTGCTGCAAAATCGTCAGGTTCCTGACCATGTGCATCAGTAATTGCTTTTTGCATTTCTTGCTCTAACTTTGCATCAGCCACAGCTTCGTCCTTCAATCGCTTTGCGATTAATTGCTTGATAGCCGGTGTAAAAGTTTCCTCAAGGGCGAGTTTAGCATTTGCAATAGCCGATTCACGAACGGCTTCGGCGTCTGCAATTGCTTCTCTCAAAAGCTTATTAGTAAATTGTTCTGCCATAAATTTCATACTCCTATTAAAAAGCTATTTGATGAGCTTTTAATTGTTTTATAAAGTATTGCGACACCTTATAATGGCAAGGTGCATTTCAATAATATATAGTATTAAACTTTGAAAAAACTGTATTTTTTACAAATTTTTCTTGTCTAACCTCTCCTGTCTCCGTTCGTCTCGTTTTTTACGACGAATCGCTTCTTGCCGTTTCTTAATTTTTTGTTGAGACGGCTTTAAATAATATTGTCTATTACGAACTTCCGTTATAATTTCGGCCTTTTTTACTCGCTTACTAAATTCCCGAAGCGCCCGTAATAAATCTTCTTTAGTTTCTCCATTAACCCTTATATACATAATTAACCTAACTCTTTCTCTAATTCATCATCATCAACTTGTTGTATTTTTCCATTTACTATTTTAGCGTGTTTTAATTCTAATTCCTTCACCTGAACGTCACTCTGTGCTTTAACTTCATGGCTACGAGCTTTACTAACAACCGCCGTTTTAACTGCAGCTTGTACCATATCAACTCCAGCTAATGTGGCAAGAAATATTAACCACTGTCCATCTGGTACATCATTTTGATGAATATAGTCCCATGCGGTCCATGCAATTATCAATAATGTAAAAAAGATTCTTACTGATGTTGTACTAATTGAGTTAAATACGTCTACCACCTTTGTCCAATTTATATCTTTCATGGCTAGTCTCTACAGATAGTTGAATATCCATAACTTTATTCTGTAGTAACTTAAGTTTTCCCAATAAACCAATTCGTCGTAAAAATTTAAAAGTAATATTTTCTGTTGAATATATACCACCGTGTTTTAATCCAGCCAAACGAAATTTTCTAATTTTATCTCTGAGTAATGCAATTTTTTCATACAAGTGTGTCATCTTTTTTTGCTGATATTGTGACACAAGTTCTTTATACATTACTACGAAATATTGCAGCTTGCTGTGTACATCTCGTTCATCAAATACGGGTAATTCTTTTTTTGGTTTTTTAATCCATTCCCCATTTAAGATACTATACAAACCGGTTGATACGTGTGGATTGTTCTCATCTTCGGCATACACTTCGACTTCATATCCCTTAACGGTAATATCATGTTTTTCATTCCAATTGGCCTTCGCTAAAATAAAAAATTGCTCTGCCAATTCTTTATCAGCATTTACATCACTAAAATCAAATATCAAATGTAAATCAATGTCTGATAACTCAGAATAATTATAATTAGCCAGACTACCAGTAAATACAATATCTTTTATTGGTGGTTTGTTTTTTAATTTAATGGATTTGTAAAACATAAGTGCAATCTTCATCAATGCCGCACGAATTTCCGGTCGTAATTCTTGCGATTCATCCCAAAGTTTAGAATTTAACTCTGGCTGTATTTGCATCGATTGCACCAACTCTTCAAATGTCATGAAGACATACTCCGCTTTAAATATTGTATCGCAATTCGTCGAACAGGATGACTGGGATCATATCCCAATGCAGTTTTCAATAAGATGTCATTTCCCGTTTGCGGATTTCGTATTCGTTTATTCAATAAATGTCCCCATTTAGCAATTCGTTGTGGGGGTGATTTCTTTTCTCTGTCACGCATTTCCGAATCCTGTGTCGGTTGGTGGGTGATTAAATTGACAGAAGGATATTTCCTTCGTAAATCTCCAACAGCCTTAATGTTTTTTGGACTATCATCAACAAATAAAACTCTATTATATCCATCTTCTATCTGTCGTTCAACATAAGCTCGTTTAAGATTTGGATCCCCGCTATCTAACGGTACAATTTTTACTCCTTTGGTAATCCCTATCTGACTAAGAAATTTAGCTACCGGTGGGAGTGATCTTCTGGCAGTTAAAACTACAACTTTATCCACTTTGGGATTATCAACTGCTTTATGTAAAATTCTATTATATCGTTTGATAGGACGGGGATCTATTAAATCATCAAATTCCTTAAAATCAAAATAATCACCCGGTTGTTGATCATATACTGCATATTCCGCCGGTGTTAATGCCTTTGATGTACCATCGGCGTGTGTGACTGTTACTTTTGCTCCTGTTCGAACTAGAGTGTCGTCAAAATCTATGACCAACAAATTTTTGTTCTGCATATTTTAACTAGAAGATGTTGTCTTCTTTTTATTTTCTGGAATTGATTTTCTCTGACGTTGTTTTTCAAGTCTTGAAATCTGTTGAGGAAGTTCTTGAGCTAGTTTTGAATCTGGTTTTACTGCTTTTTGTTGTGCCCGTTTTACATCAATTCTAGCCTGTAATTCGTCGGCTGAAACAGAGCCGTCACCGTTTGGATCAGCTGCTTCTTGCTTTGGTTTATATCCTTTCTTCTTCATCCAATGTGCCAATGCAAATGGATTATCTATTTCGGGGTGTTTTTTCATTCCCTTAACAGTCTTTTCCCAACCTTTGCCAGTTGGCGCTGATTCTTTTTTAACCCAATGCCGCCGTGGGCGACTTGTTTTGGCAGACGCCACCGCCTGTTTGGCCTTTTCATAGTCCGGATCAGCTTTTCCTCGCTTCAAAACACTGGTAGCTAATACTCGTTTGCCGTTAGCTCGTGTAATTGTAGCAGTTGGTTTTGCTACCTTATCCACTTTCCACGGTGGATGTATTGCCGGAGTTGCTTCCTTGACCTTCTTTTTATTTTTCTTAGATGAACCTATAATCGATAATGAGCCGTCCGGGAATAAATCTGCTTCACTTAAATTTTCTATCTGTTCAATTAATGTGAGCATATCTTGTTCAATTTTATTGTCGCTCATTGTACTTCTCCCAAGAAATCATAAATTAACGAATTCAAACGAGTAATTGGAGTTGATCTAGCTGTCCCTATGACACTCTCATTAATAAATGCACCATACGTAGATGGATTGGAAACGATATCAAAGCAAATTAAATTAAAATCGTCTTGAACTTCTACAGTTCCCTCCGATACTTGTTTAATAGAACCCAATCCCCGTGAAGATACACCCAAACGTATATTATTTTTAATCAACTCTCTCACAATGTGTCCGGCGGGAGTTGATAATATATGAATATCTCCTACAACCGTATCTCCATTAATCTCCATGCGAACGATGTTTGAACAAACATTACGCAAGTTCACTACAGATGATTCGGGATGATCTAACTCTCCTAATGCTCGGCGCTGTTTAACAAATTCTTCGTGATATTTTTTAGCTTCTCGCATTAAAATTTCTCGGGGATATACACGCCCATTCTGATTTTTCGCATCAGCCCGTTGTAAGACAACATTTCGAAGAATTAACGGCGTATGTGGTTCAGATGCCTCTCGAATTAACTGTTGACCATACGATATTGGACTATACTCAATTAGTAATCTACTCATATTTTCATCTCTCTAACTTTTTCTGCTATCCGAATCATTTTTTGTTCTAATCTGGCCAACTGTCCCATCGTACGCTTCCAATATTGCGAAGTCGACACATTATTTTCTCTTTTCAATCTGAGATTCATAGATACAATTTTATTAATTTCATCCAGATGACGGCCAATTTCCACTACAGATTTTCCAATTTTATATCGAGGAGTATGTGGATCCTGTCTAAACTGATGATAACGAGACACTGCTTCTTGCAATTTATCTGCATGATATAATGCCTTTTCTCCTGCTGGAGTAAGTTTATATCCAAGTTTTTCCGCCGTACTCTTCTGTTTTTTAATTCCTCCGGCCTTTCCACCAGTAAATGCCATTGGCATCAAATATGCTCCTGCTCCATCGGAAGTTGAAATTTCTTCAATTTCTTCTGGCTTTTCAGCAGCAGAATTGGATTGCTCGCAATCTTCTATCACGGATGGTAATACTTTCTTGATAATAAATGAAATGGCCTCTCGAAGTCGTTGCTCCTCAGTCATGACTGAAAATTCTCCAATTCTTTTTCTATTTCATATGCAGTTAATAATCCTGTCATATGATTTGATTTAAATTTCTTCTGAGTAGACATTTTTTGTAGTTGACGAACCACTTCACTCAATTTTATCTTCAATATCTTATTAGAAATCTGCTCTACTTTTGGTTTAAGTGAATTTGCTAACAATATTGATTCATTTATAATATATTCTCGTAATGTAGAGCTATTAGGAACACTGTTAATGTACATTCTGAGTAGATTCTTCTGTTTTGGGGTCATCGTTGCGTATTTATCATTAAATTTTTCCAATAGCATACGATATCCAAGCAAACGAAGGTCTTCTTCCTGTCGTTTCCACGTATTTGTCAAATTACTTTCACTTATAACGTGTCCACTACCTTTTCCAGACAGATGTTCAAGAATAGTAAATCTAGCATCGCTTATTTGACCAATATCGAGGTCAATATCTTCAGTAAGAACAGCAAATTGTTTATAAATGGATGCGTAAATTTTGTAAGACGGAACTCGAACTGATAAAAACTCGCTTAAATCATAAAATTTCTTAATTTCACTGATTAAATCATACTTTTCGGCTCTAAGTTTCTTTTCATTGAGTTTTTTGCGTTGATTACATACTAAATTTAGTAAATCAATAGAACGACTTTCGGTTAATGGTTTAGAATTATTAAAAAATGTGCGATACATTACTAATTCTTTGCCAAGTTCCGTCTTACCATTCATAAATTTACGCAATATGTCTATGGCAGGAGAATTTTCTCGTGATGAAAGTGTATCTGCCGTAATTTGACGTACCAAAAGTTCAAAAAGAACCCCAGTATTCTTCAATTTGTTATGTTTTACATATTGCATATTTCTTTCACCCCGTAAATTATCTATAAATATACTGTTATCTTTTTAGTATAACAATTATTCTGCCAAAGTTTCACCACTTTTATCGTGATCGTCATCTAAAATATTGGATTCGTGTAAAAAGTTGGGTTTTTCTTCAATTGGAGATGCCGATTTAAATTTAGACCGTTCCAAACTCTGTACTAATTCTCTTAAACCAGTACGTCGATGGTGTTTACTAAAGGTTGGTTTGTCTAGTTTCATGGCCTTTTTCATTATTTTCTTACCAAACGGATCTCGTCCGGCTGGATGCCGGTCCGTATTAAATAAATTACGTTCTTCAGGACGACCAACCTTGTTAATTTCGGTAACACTCGGCTCGTTAAGAATTTTTTCCAATTCTGCCATGTCCGGATCACCTTCTTCCGCCTGTGGTTCTTCTTCTGTACCAGCTTGAGGTTCTTGGGTGTCCGAAGGACCCGGCAATAATGATGGCTGTGCCTGAGCTTGTGGGTCAACCGGTGGTGGTGCAGTAGCTTGTGTTATGATTTGTTGTTCTTTACCTTGTAATCCAGCAACAAATTCAACATCAGTTTCTAACTCCCCATGCATTTCTTCCATTTCTTGTGCTGACATTTCAAGAATATTTTCGTATATCCAACGACGAGACACAAATTTGGATTGATATAATTCATTGGCTAATGCATTTTTGTCTTTCCACAATGCAATTTTTTCTTGTTCATAGATGGTGGATGGGTTGGTAAGCCCCAATTCAAACTCAACCAATTTAGCATCACGAATTCCTTGTGCATATAAGTGTGTAATGGCAATTTTAGTTAGTTCGGACACTAAAATACGTTGAATACGTTCAATGGTACGAGCAAAACGCACATCTTGAGCAGCCAACGTTGCTTTACCATTAATATCCTCTTCATATCCAATAAACGAATTGGGAACTTTAAAAGCCGCCAAAAGTTTCTTTCGTAGATATTCTATGTCTTCAATAGCATTGAATTGTAAACCGGGAAGATTTACAATATCAGTACCTTGATTTTTTCCACGGACGGGTAGATAAAAATCTTCCAAAATATTCATCATATTATAACGAAGATTATAATCACCTGTCTTTGGATCAATGATTGGAATTTTCTTGGTACGATCCATTAGCCGCTGAATATGATTTTCAACTTCAGCCGGTGGAATATTACCAACATCTACTAAAATTTTACGTTTATCTGGAGCACGAGTAATACGATGTATCAACATCGCATCTTCCATTAATTGTAATTGTTTGTGTATACGACGACCACCCTCCAACATACTTCGTCCGTACGGGAGAAAGTTAGTATCACTCAACAATCTAAAATGGGCAATTTCAAAATTTTCAAAGTCTTTCTTATCAAATCCAAAATAATCATTTTCTATTCTGAATTTAACTTCAAACGGCTTATCGGGGTCTTGTCCTTCTATACGATATGTTTCATACACCGACAGCGGTATAACATTGGTTACGCCAAAGTCCTCATGAATATCTAAATATAAAAAGAAGTCCCCGTATTTACACATATTACGGGTCCACGGCCACAAATTAAACTCAATATTTAATATGTCGTAAAATAAATTATGTAAAATTTGTTGTACATCTTCGTGTTCAGATTTAATACTTAATATTTTTCCAAACTCATCATGAACACTGCTTTCGTCTGAGTAGATATCAAGTACCGAAGCAACAATGGGATCCTTGTCCATCAAATCATAGTCGCGGAACATTTGCAAACGGCTTGCCATAAATGCCGAATTTGCGTCAAAACGACCAGATGGACTATAACCGCCACCTTGCCCAGATAAAAATACTCTGCGATAACGGTCTACCGTACCACGGTTTCCATACGCCTGTATGTTATCAGTATCAACAACTCGTAATTTGTTTCCGCCCACCATTCGAACGACTGCTTGAGTTGAAAACAGCCGTTTTAAACGGGCATATAAAGTAGTATCTGTCATAACCTTTATCCTTTATTAATATTCATAGGTGTTACCTGCTAAAAGGATATTCCTTTTTAATTATACACCGGCCGTGTCTGCCGGGGTTCCTTCTCCATTACCCAACGCTTCGGGTTTCTTCTTTTGATATTCAATATGATTATATGCAGAATTTAAACATTCGGCAGCATCACCTATTTTACTTGCAACCCACTCTTCCACATCATCTACATCACCCAACATATTATATAATGCCGATGCTTGCTTATAAATTCTAAGTAATTTTGCCTTTGCAACTTCTTCTTCTGGATCCTCATTTGTATTATCCATAGAAGTATCTGATGTTGTGTCTATATTTGAAATAGGTAAGGCTTCTTGTATGGGATTATTAACTGCGGGTAGAGTAACTACCGAAGAAATGTCTCGTAAACGAATGATTGTTTCACGAATTAATTCACCTTCCGGTTCAAAATGTGATTTAACTGTGGGTTCTAAACCTCGAGCGCCACCCAAAGTTTTGTTACCTGCAATAGCCCACAAATATGATTCCCAATCCTGACCGTATTTCTTTTTTAAAGACTTGACAACACCGGGTTTTGCTTTCATTGCCTTACCAATACGATCTCTGTCCGAAATCTGACTCTTGCTCATTCTTCGTCGACCTTCCCTATCGGCAGCATCGGTATAATGATCACGGGGGACAGTCCGTTCACGAACAATCTTTTGCAATTCCTCACGAACTAACTGACGTAATTGTTCTTGAGTTAACTTCATATTAATTCTCCACCGGATATGTGCTTGGTCCGGGTGCTGCACCACGTTGTGAAAACTTGTTCATGCGCGCTGCAAGTGGGGACTGAACCAGTCGTTCTTGCGCAGCAGCTCGATATTGTTGTAGATATTGTGGGTTTTCGATGTGAAAAAGAATGTGAGCGGCATAATCAACTAAATCAACTTTGCCATCACCATTAACATCAAAATGATCGTGTAATTCCTTAGCCGAAATAATGCCATCTGAGTTGGCATCGGGGTTAGTTTCGGATATTACTTGATGTTGTTTTTTAATCAAATCCGATAATTTAATCATATTATAGACTCCAAACTACTAAAAAGGGTTGTTGAGCCATTATAGGTCACTCTATAAATAGACAGTAACTTCTTAAGTAATCATTATTTAGTGGCAGTGGAGAGTTTTCTTTTGACCGACTCTCTAATTTTTTGCTTACTTTCTTCCGAATGTGTTTTTCCGGTATGTGCTATACTCATTTTTTTCTTAGTTTCCTCAGACAACGGACCATAAGAACGCCTAATTTTTTTATTCTGCGCATTCCAAGTTTCTTTCATTTTTTGTTTAGTTTCTTCCGAAAATGGTCCATTAGACTGCCCAGTTCTTGCCTTACTAATTTTTTTCTTGGTTTCCTCAGATAGCGGTCCCAATTTCCTACCCCTAGAAGGGCTGTATGCATCTGCAGATATATTCATACAATGCGGTTTACCAATATGTTCCTTTAAATATTTATTTTCTACTTCGAATAAGTCGTCTTTGGACACAAACTCACATATTTCCATACGAAACATTAGAGCACCATATTTGTTCCACGTATGCTGAATTCGTTTATTTTCGTGTGTTAAATTATTCAATTTTCTTTTGTGATTTACCCACCGAGTTTGTATATCAGCAGAAGATCCGTAATAATAATCACCGTTAGCAACACAAACTATTCTATAAATTCCACTTATTTTTCCCATAAAATTCTCTTCAAGGGGTACACCTATACATATACAACTTAAGTACTTAACTTACGGTCTTTCCTCCCAACAACCATCGTAAATCTTCCTGCTGATTGTTCGGCATTGGTATTTTATAGGGGTCAACTATCGTTTTTGGTTGAAGAATTTGGTCAGGAACCACCCGTGTCATACGATTAATCATTTCCTTGTTCAGTTCAATTCCCTCAGACCGCAACCGTAATGCTGTGTCCCGAACCCACAATCCAATACACATGGCCAATATTAAATCGTCATTATACATATCCAATGCCTCGGCACGACCGTTTTTCCAAATAAAAGTTTCTAATTCACTCATAAAACGAGACGAACGTATTATAACAGAATTTTCTCTCATATAACTTTCTAATTTGGCAATAATAAGTGGACGAGTTCGTTGTGAAATGGTAAATCCAGCCACCATTCGCCGTTCGTCGCTGTTAACGTCCAAATCCAACTGTTGCTCAACATCAATATATCGTAAATCTTTTGACATATAAAATAAATTTGGATATCCCCTATCTATAATCTGCTGTATGGCGGCGTGTCCAATTGAAGAGTTGTCCGGAATGATTAGCGCATCGTTGTATTCGGTTGCAACGGCCACTAACATATTACCGAAGTCTTTCGTGCTAATTTTACCTTTATATTCTGCAACTTGTATTGATTTTTCCACATCAAGTACGTGAAATGTTGAAAAGTCGTTGCCATCGCCTCTGGCAACGTCAGCGGCTACAACATATGTGGTGTCATAATTTGGATATTCCCAAACCCACATATTACTATCAAATCCACGATAAGCCGCCGGTTCTTGCATATAAGTTTTTTTATAAAATTCAATTACTTCGGGATGTATAACAGTATTACCAGAAAATATAAATGATGCATCGTGTTCTTGCGCTGCTCCCATTTCACCAAGAATTTCCGTTTGACGATCTCGCCACTCCTGATCACGATCCGGGTGAACTCTCCAATCTAATAAAATCGGATGAAAGTCATTTTCTTTTCCTTCTGCGGCCTGCCACATTCTATGAAAAAAGTTTCCCATACCATTTGGAGTAGATAACAAAATGGCATTACCACCGGTAGACAACGTAGCCGAAGCAGCGGTCCAAATAATTTCTGCATTATCGATGAATGCGGCTTCGTCAATGACCAACAATGACAACGCTTCTGATCGGCCGGCATCGTCTGTAGCGGCTACAGCTTTAATCTGTGAGCCATTGGAAAATTCCAAAGACAATTTATTTTTTGTAATACACTCTGCTTTAAGCCAACTCGGTAAATTATCGTGTATGTATTTAACTTTTGTAACTAAATTTTTTGCCACTTCCTTTTTTGTGGCCACTACCAAAATATTTTTATCTTTGTGAAAAGTCATAAGCCACAAAGAAAACCCAGCAACCACCGTACTAATACCAATTTGTCTACCCTTTAAAATTATGGTGTTAGTATAATTGCTTATGTCATCTATTACATCTTTTTGATACAAATACAGATGAAAGGGTATACGCCCTTTTATCGGATGCTGAATAAACGCATACTTGTTCAAAAAATATTTTGGATCCAGAGCACATTTTTTGTACTCCGATTTAATTATTTCTACCAATTTATTTTGTTCTGTCATGTTATTTAACTATTAACGCTAAGGTTAATCCTGTAATTGCCCCAGCCAAAAATGAGTTAGTTGGAGTAATTTTTATTAATCCAAACAATTCTGGTTTTGATTTTATTTTAGGCATATTCAAAATAACTCTATCTAAACTGTCTGCTCGTTGTAGTTGTAATTTTTCTGACAGTTGTATAACTCGTATTTGGTTTTGTCTAATCGTGTCACGTTTTTCTACTTCAACAATAATGCTATCTTTTGTCACAATCTCTCGTTGTAATCCCAACACAGTTTGACGGCACGCTTCAACTACTGGGTCACATACGGGTGGAGCGGAATCTATAGCCACCCGAAGTTCATATATCAATTCTCTATTACGAATGTTCAATCCATTGGCCTTTGCGGTAAGTCTACTAATTTCTTTTTTTCCAGATTCAATGGTTTCTTTATATACTTCATTGGAATCACTGTATATTTGTGCCAACGTTTTTATACTATCGCTGTATGTTTTAACTACTAACTGTGCTTTGTCTCGGTATTCCTTTATTTCTTCAATGTATTGATTTTTGGGAACAATAGTACCTATTTTATATGCTGCAAATCCAATGCCAGCAAATAGCACCATAATAATCACCCATGAAATAGCTGATACTTTAATTGCCATCTGCCTGTGCCTCTATTAATAGTTGTTTGGTGTTTTCTAATACCTGACTCATGTATTCAATATCATCAGTCATATCTTTGCGTAATTTATCCAATGAAACATGCCATTTTTCTACCATGAGAATATTTTCATCGTCGGCGTGAATGATTTCTGGTTGTGATAATGCTTCACGATATGAAACAATTTTAGCAATTTCCTCTTCCAGATATGCGATTTGATTTTTTAATTCATTAATCTTTTCGTAATGTTCCCACGTACCATCCAATCGCATTTGTGTTTCTTCCTTCAAAACACAATCATGACATTTTCCTCGAAGTCGCCAAAATTTTGTATCTAACCAATGTCCCATTGACTTTTCACAGACGGGGCAAAATAATGGTGTTCTATAACCTTCCATTTTACTAATGGATTGTATAATACCGTTTTTAACAGTCCACGTTTTACCGTTTTCATCTTCCCACACATCACCTTCTTTTCGTTTAACTTCTGTTCCACGGTATCCAACAACTATTTTTTCTCCCTCTTTTTTAACAACTTCTGCGACTTTTCTGCGCACGTCATGCAATGCCTTATTTTCATAACCCATATAGTTATTTCCTGTTTCTTGAGATTTGTTGTTGTATATATCGTTTTGCCGCCTTATAAACCGGCGCTGTCGATTGATATCCTAATGCCGTTCCAATATAAATATCTCGTCCGGTGGCCGGATTTCGAATACGATGGTGTAAAAGCGGTTGAATTAACTGCCTATTTGCCGGAGAAGAATCCACACTACTTTTCGGTTCACTTACATCTGGAGTACGACCAAACTTCATTGTTCCCACAAGTTGATTTATTGGAGCAAATGCTCCTGTTAATTTATATGGCTTTCCATTATATGTAAATACAAGTCCTTCGGTTGGAACAATTCTATCAAATCCGATTGCTCCCAAACGACGAATTTGACGATCTAAAAATTCTACTTGCTCCGCACTGTGAGTTTTTCTCAACTGCCGTAATACTTCAGACACCTTTTTCTTAATGGCTTGCCCGGCAAGAGGATTGTTTGATGCCAACAACTCTGTAGTTCTTGTCAACGCATCGGCGCCGGCTTTTAGAAAAACTCGTTCAAATGGTTTTCTAACTCTATCTTGTTGTGTTGTCAATCGTTCCTTTTCGTACTGTCGTACAAATTTTCTGGCTTCTGGAGGCATTTTATGTAATTGTAATTCTTTATTTCCAAATGCCCATCGCTGAATCAGGCCATCCTTAATAGGAGACAAATCAATTTTATGTTTTTTTGACAATCTATCAATTTCTTCTCCCCACCATGCAGTATAATAATCTCCTAATGTACTATCATCGGACAATTTATATCTATCTCTAAAATGATCTAATGTTCTCTGATATGAACTGGCTTTTTCTTTATATGTTTCAGTATCATAGTCATTCATGGTGATAGTGGCCGGACCTTTTATACCATACCGTTTTTGTACATCTGCTCCTGCATTTATAATTTGATTGGCCAAATATTTACCAGCTTCTAAACTTCGTCCTAATTCTTCGCCATCCTGATCATACTCAGTAATGTTATGAATTATTAACAATGTTTTATTATATGGAATAATATTTTCTGATGATGGATTAATCACTTCAACCGAAGCAAATCTACTTCCACTTTTAAATATCTTTTCTTGTTCTTCTGGAGATAATGATGAAATTGCCGCCTGCAAATCGTCGGCAGCTTCACCAAAGGTATGTTCAATATCTCCCCGTCCACCAAATTTCTTTCGTAATTGGTCGGCAGTTAAACTTGATTCTCCAGAGTTTTTAATATGTCCTGCGTTTCGCGCAAATCTAACTTCGCCGTCTATAACTGTAAAAGCTATATTTTGACCGTCTAACTTTTCTGTCATGGGTGCTTCACTATCCAATTGCCCTATCAAACTCATTTGAATCATTCGTTTAAAATCTGCAAACGTTAGAGAAGGATCATCAAACGGGTGCATCATGTGTCCCGCTGCTCCACCTTCAATGAGTAAACTTTCATTTACTTTATCACGGCCATGATCTTTACGAGCCAATCTCCAATTTCCATTTTTTGCACCATTTGGATGATGAACATCATGATTTTTCATTTTACTCTTACCATATTTTTTTACAGCTTTACGTCTATCACGATTTCTTGCAACTCTGTCATCCTGTGTCTTTTTCAAATACTTTCTAACTTTCTCTGGGTGTCGTTTATAATAACGCCGGACCCGTTCAGTTGAAGACTGTGCCTCTCGTAGCAAACATAATTCCCGGCGGTTTCCTTCTAAAATTGCCTCTACTAATGCCGAATCAATATCCTCGTATAAAAATTGTACAGGTTTAATGTGTAAAACTACTTCGTGTCGTAGAGATTTGATATATTTTGTTGCTGCAATATGAGATGGATGCGATGGAGGATATTTCAATGCCGTTTTGACTAAAATATCTCTCTTCGTTAATGGATTTTTAACACGAGCATCGGGCGGAACAGCAACAGACTTATCCGAAGATGGTTCCTCAATTGATTTATCACGAGACAATCTTCCGGTTATTAAATCATATACAGAATCGTCCATTTTACCATATAACATAGTAAATAGTTTTTTTCTAGCTTTATCAGATAACTCAGTACTCCCCAATGCTTTTCGTATTGTTGTGCCACTAATATTTTTACCACCAATATCTAATTGAAATTCTGGTGTAACTGTATAATATCCCCGTTCTGAAAATCCCTTTAACTTTTTCGGATCATCAATGCCATCTAATTTTGAAAAGTATTTTCCTCCACCCAAACGTTCGGCATCTTTCTCTGATACGGCGGTTACAAAAGTAGTTGTTTCCGGATCAAATTGCGATAGAATTTCAGTGGGACGATATGGTTGTGCTGATTGAACAACTCGATCTTCTGGTATATTAAACATAGAAGTCATAATATGCTTTTTTTCATCAAAATTAAACGGCGATTTTTCTGAATCCGTTTTATTGGATGTCGCAATATACACATTATCTGCACCATATTTTTGCACTAAATTTTGATATACAGAATAATGCCCACGGTGGAAGGGTTGAAATCGGCCCGCATAAACAGCTATAATTCGTTCGCTCATATACAGTTATCCATAAAATATAATACTCTCATCTAATAAATATTAAAACTTACGATTACACATTAATAAATTGATGTAACACTAACTCTCGGCATCATACTTCGAGATGGACTTGGTACCGTCAAAATAAACAATTTAGATTGTGACGGAGATGGATTTAAACCAAAATTATTCCATGTAAATCCGCCACCGCCGCCAGATGTAACGCTAGGCGTTCTACTTGGTGTAATGCTTGGACTGATGCTGATGCTAGGCGTTCTGCTTGGTGTAATACTTGGACTAATGCTGATGCTAGGCGTTCTGCTAGGCGTTCTGCTTGGTGTAATGCTTGGACTGATGCTGATGCTAGGCGTTCTGCTTGGTGTTATGCTTGGACTAATGCTGATGCTTGGAGTCACCGAGGGCGTTATGCTTGGACTGATGCTGATGCTTGGCGTTCTGCTTGGTGTAACACTTGGACTAATACTAATTGACGGCGTAATACTTGGTGTTCTTGACGGTGTAATACTTGGACTAATGCTGATGCTTGGTGTTCTACTTGGTGTTACCGAAGGTGACACACTCGGACTGATGCTTATCGATGGTGTTCTACTTGGTGTCACCGAAGGTGTAATACTTGGACTAATACTAATTGACGGTGTTATTGAAGGTGTTATACTCGGACTGATACTAATTGACGGTGTTACACTTGGTGTTATACTTGGACTAATACTGATCGATGGTGTAACTGATGGTGTAACGCTCGGGGTTACACTTGGACTAATACTGATCGATGGTGTAACTGATGGTGTAACGCTCGGGGTTACACTTGGACTAATACTGATCGATGGCGTAACACTTGGTGTGACACTTGGACTAATGCTGACACTTGGAGTTACCGATGGTGTGATGCTTGGACTGATACTAATGCTTGGTGTTACACTTGGTGTTATCGAAGGTGTAATACTTGGACTGATACTAATCGATGGTGTCGGCGCAGGCGAAGCACTTACACTAATTGATGGAGTAACACTAGGTGAAATGCTGATAGAAGGTGTTCTGCTCGGAGTTACACTAGGACTAATGCTGATACTTGGTGTTATGCTTGGAGTAATGGTTGGTGTTACACTTGGTGTTACACTTGGAGTTACACTAGGACTAATGCTGATACTTGGTGTTACACTTGGAGTAGGCGTTACACTAGGACTAGTGCTGATACTTGGTGTTACACTGGGTGAAATACTAATACTTGGCGTTACACTAGGACTAATACTGATCGACGGTGTAATAGTTGGTGTTACTGAAGGAGTTGCTGGTGGTTCGTAATGTAAGAAATCTATATACACCACAGATATATTTTCTGTAAATGTAATAGAACTTGGTGTTACACTTGGTGTCAAAAATGGAGTAAGACTTGGTGTTCTGCTTGGTGTTATTGACGGAGTTATACTTGGTGTTACACTTGGACTGATACTGATTGATGGGGTAATGGATGGTGTAATACTGGGCGTAACAGATGGTGTAATACTGGGACTGATACTGATTGATGGGGTAATGGATGGTGTAATACTGGGCGTAACAGATAATGTTACACTTGGTGTTCTACTTGGACTGATGCTAATGCTCGGAGTAATTGATGGTGTTACACTCGGTGTTGTTGATACGGTAGGCGTTGGGGTTGGCGATACAGCAACTTCACATACATTACCAACTTCAATCATCAATATAGTAGCACCTTGATTAACCGTTAATGCTGGGCTATACGTCCATTGATGATTGTAATTTCCTATAGCAGTGACCGTTCTAGTACTACCTGCAGCATGAATTGCACTCGTAGCAGTAGTATCGTATCGCTCTGTTTGTCCGGAATCGGGTGTAAATGTAGCTGTACTTTGGCCGTGTGTAACAAAATCTACTATTGTAGAATTGTTGTAAACAGTAGTTAAACTTCCAGTTAACGTTGTTCCAGTTGAACCTATTGGTTTAATTCCACCGGATACTGCTGTTGGTGCCACCTGTGCCGCATCATACAACGATATGGCATTTAATGAAAATCCGATATCAATAGTAGGACTAAATGATGCAGATAATTGATTGGTACCTGTTGGTGGGCTCAATAAATACCATATTTCATTGGTGTTAAATTCTGATGTTCCGCCCACCAACGACTGTGTTAAATATGTTAGTGCCTGACCACCGTAAGTAATAGCTGAAGCAGACGAATAAACCGCCGAAGTACTATTTTCTATTGCTACCTGTACAAACAATACTCTATTTGGATTATTACCAACAGTAAAATCAGCAACAAAACTTGGATATGACCCCACCGCCGTCGAGCCACTTGTAAACGTTGCGTCATATTTAACACCGCAGCCAGAAGTTAGTGATGGGGTAATAGAAGGTGTAATAGACGGTGTTACACTTGGACTAATACTGATGCTCGGCGTTACCGAAAGTGTAACACTTGGTGTTCTGCTTGGACTGATGCTGATGGATGGCGTAACACTCGGTGTTCTGCTTGGACTGATGCTGATGGATGGTGTAACACTTGGTGTTATTGAAGGTGTTACACTTGGACTGATACTAATGCTTGGTGTTACACTTGGACTAATACTGATGCTCGGCGTTACCGAAGGTGATACACTCGGACTGATGCTGATCGATGGTGTCACCGAAGGTGTAATACTTGGTGTAATGCTTGGACTGATGCTGATCGATGGCGTAACACTTGGTGTTCTGCTTGGACTGATGCTGATCGATGGTGTCACCGAAGGTGTAATACTTGGTGTAATGCTTGGACTAATACTGATGCTTGGAGTTATACTTGGTGTCACACTCGGACTGATGCTGATCGATGGTGTCACCGAAGGTGTAATACTTGGTGTTACACTTGGACTAATACTGATGCTCGGTGTCACCGAAGGTGTAATACTTGGTGTAATGCTTGGACTGATGCTGATCGATGGTGTCACCGAAGGCGTAATACTTGGTGTAATGCTTGGACTGATGCTGATCGATGGTGTTATTGACGGTGTAACCGATGGTGTAATAGACGGTGTTATACTTGGACTAATACTGATCGATGGTGTTATTGACGGTGTTATACTCGGACTGATACTAATTGACGGTGTGATTGACGGTGTTATTGTTATAGTTGGAGTTACTGAGGGAGTAACGCCCGGTTTATCTGTTATTATTATGCGTGTTATTAAAGCTTGCGTATCCGAACCAGTATTAGTATTACTTTCAATTTTTATCCAATATAAATTTTCACCATTTACAGAAGTTGTACCCCACGTACCCGGTATATCCCAATAAACTATTCCTTCAACGGTTGTTTCAAATTGGGATAATCCGACAACGGTTTCTGATAAATTACTTACCAATTGCCAATCATTAATATCAGAATCCCAATAACTCCATGACAATCCATTTGCATAATCACCGGCTATTCCAACTTTTACTAGAGCGGCAAGGAACGTGGTATTGTGACCCAAATACAAAGTTCCTATAAATGGCTGCGCTGTTACACTGGGGGTAATAGAAGGTGTTACACTTGGTGTTATACTGGGACTGACACTGATGCTTGGAGTTATACTTGGTGACACACTCGGACTAATGCTTATAGACGGTGTTACACTTGGACTAATGCTGATGCTTGGTGTAATCGATGGTGTAATAGACGGTGTTACACTTGGACTAATACTAATTGATGGTGTTACTGATGGTGTAATAGAAGGTGTTACACTTGGACTAATACTGATCGATGGTGTTACGCTTGGTGTTACACTTGGGGTTACACTCGGACTGATGCTGATGGATGGAGTAACAGAAGGAGTAACACTTGGACTAATACTGATCGATGGTGTTCTTGACGGTGTTACACTTGGGCTGATACTGATCGATGGTGTTACACTCGGACTCACACTTGGACTAATACTGATCGATGGTGTTCTTGACGGTGTTACACTTGGACTAATACTGATCGATGGTGTTATACTGGGTGTAATGCTTGGTGTTATTGACGGCGTAATACTAATTGATGGTGTTACGCTTGGTGTTACACTTGGGGTTACACTTGGACTAATGCTTATTGATGGAGTAACAGATGGTGTAATACTTGGTGTTATTGATGGTGTTGAAGTTGGCGTAGGTGATGGTTCACCGCCGGCCGGTTTAAATGCAACTGCTATTACACCAGCAACATCAGAAGTTTGCGTAAATCCAACTACTGTTCCTGCCGAAGCAGTTGGTTGCATTCCATATTCGGTATAACTAACTTTTGTAAAACCCGGATCAGCTGTATATTGGGTGTGACTCGCCGCGCCGACCGCAAATCCTATAATTAAATCTTTATTTACCGTTGTGTCAATAGATGATGTTGGGTGAGTTGTTGCTGTACTGTTGTTTGTTCCATTGTGTGCATCCACAATAGTACCAGCATCGGTTGAATTTCCAGACCATTCATACCAGTGTCTCGCACGATATCCTTGAGATGATGGTAAATTTAATGTGAATACACACGAACCACCCGTTGTCACAACAGTATACCACAATTCTCCACGTTGGGTATTAGTAGTATTATTTACACTTTCAGCTCTATACCATGTATTTCCTAAATTATCACTACCCGTTGTCGGGCCGGTCCATCCACCGTAATCCCATTGTGTTGCGACTACCAATAAATTTCCAACTGATACGGCAGATGAAAATGTAGTAACTATAGTTGTGCCAGAAGTTGATGGAATTGGATTATCAGTACTACTTCCAGATTGAACTAACGTCCACCCATAAAACGGAGTTGATGATGGTGTAATAGATGGTGTAATTGATGGTGTAATTGATGGTGTAATTGATGGTGAGATGGATGGAGTAATACTTGGTGTAATAGAAGGTGTAATACTTGGTGTAATACTCGGACTGATGCTGACGCCCGGAGTTACCGAAGGTGTAATAGAAGGTGTAATACTTGGACTAATGCTTATTGATGGTGTTACACTTGGGGTTACACTTGGACTAATGCTTATTGATGGAGTAACAGATGGTGTAATACTTGGTGTTATTGATGGTGTTGGAGATGGATCGGCTCCGCCAGCTCGAGCAAATGCAGCAAGTAAGTGAGAAACTGTATTTGAAGCTGTATTAGGAGAAAACGTCCATTGTTGTGATACTAATCCCGGAGTAGTTACTTCTCTGGTTCCACCTGCTCCATGTACTGCACCCGTTCCAATGGTATCCCATCGTTCTGTTTGTCCTGAATTGGGTGTAAATGTAGCTGTACTTTGACCATGAACCAATGCATCAATAATCCATGAACCGGAAGTTACTGTAGTAATGTTAGTAGATATCGTTGTA